AGGCTCCTCCACCTGGACTCGAACCAGGGACAGGGTGATTAACAGTCACCTGCTCTACCAACTGAGCTATAGAGGATTGTGTTTTTGTTCCTTCTTTAGTTTGAAGTACAGTTTGTAATACTTATCACACATTTTTCTGAGGACATCTCTGTCTTCATCAAAACCAAGTTTCTTGGTGTGTTGATAAGAACCTTCTAACTCTGATATAAGCAGAAGAATTTCAACTGGTTTCATATTCCTAAAAAAGGAAAGCGGAGTATCGGAATCGAACCGACGACATCTAACTTGGAAGGATAGCGTTCTACCGCTGAACTAACTCCGCAGTGCGGGACTTACATGAGAGAGGGGTGGTGGTGGGACTCTCTCAATGCCCAATGACAATCTTACCAGGTGGATGGCAGATTGTCAAGTGTCGATGAAAGGACTTGAACCTTCATGGATTGCTCCACTGGAACCTAAACCCAGCGCGTATACCAATTCCGCCACATCGACGAAGCGACTCAAGTAGGATTCGAACCTACGACCGACTGCTTAGAAGGCAGTTGCTCTATCCAGCTGAGCTATTGAGTCAAAGTGGTGGTTCCTATCGCCGCTAGTCCTGAACCACCAAGGAGACTACCGCAGTTGATTGTGACCTCTCAACTCAATTATCATAACACTCCTCTGGTCCTCCGTCAAGCATCGGAAGTAAACTTTTTAAAATACTCTTTCATTATATATTCGCCGTAAGATAGATTCTCATCATCACGTTTTTTACAGCTACCAACACCACAAAACCCACAATTTTTTCCTGGAATAATATAGTTTTTCATAATGTTTTTGTATGTTGCTGAAGGAGTTTTTTCATACAAACTTTTAACATCTACCTTATTATATGTCAATAAAATCAACGTATTAAGGATAAAACTTATATTATCACAATGTTGATACATCCCATTAACAGAACAAAAATCTAGATATAGATTCTTATCTGTTTGGTGCAAACTATACAAAACAGAGTAAACACTGCCAAGTTTGTGATTCAATTCATCAGATTTAAAAATATCTGCAACATCAGTAACTTTAGATTTTGAATTAATGTCAGATATTGAAGCTTTATCCCAAGGAAAATTCCAATCATTCTGAATCATATAGTCCAAAAGGTTTCTTAATTGAACTGGATTTGGATCATTAGCATAATTGGTTCGACCATCAGGATAATCAACACTCAAGTAATATTGCTGATTATCTTTATCAATAGTCTCATAACCAAATACTTCAATGGCAGACATTTCAAATCCACCTACGTCATACAAATTCTCAAGAATATTAAGTTCTTTTATTCCACATGCACCAATCCAATCAGTGAAGTGTGACTGATATTTTTCTTGGAATATTCCAGTTTTGTCTGAAAAAACTTTTTTGGATACACTATTTCCAATATAAAAGACATCAGACTTTTCTATCATAGTATATTCATCCGTCATTTCTTCGGGTTGAATGAAATGACATTTATAAGGAATACCTATACCCTTATAGTAAGATTTACTTCCCTTGTAAACTCTACCATCAACATATTCAATAGTATCATTCAGCGTGATAGAATTAACAATGTTTCCTTTTTTATCATAAACTGGTATATCCATTCAATTTATTCAACATAACTATCATATTCTTCTTCTGAAATTTCATCAAGAGTCACAATTTCAATTTCTTCGCCCTGGGGTTCAATCCATTCAGCAAATTCTTGGTAGACCGATAAAGAATCTCCAATGGATTCAATGTCTTCAAATCTATCCACTGCCCACCCACGAACGTGGGCAACAATGTCTTCAGTTTCCATAATCATAGTAGTCCTTTCTGAAGTATCTTGAGAGGATGTTACTATTGTAGTACTTGGGGATTCCGTTGTCAAGGGATTCTGTGAGGACATTGTTTGTGAAGAGTTGTCTTGTCTCTTCGTAGTTTGTTTTGCCACCTGTTTTATGTAAAGACAAGATAGTTCGACTAAAATTTTGTCTCCCCAATCTTTCAATTTCTTCTTTAAGTTCCGGACAAGACCCATAGTACTTTTTCCAGTCAGATTCTTTTTTTACTCGGCGTTTTTTTCCTGGAGGCTTTCGATGAGACCAAAAATACTTTCGCCCAATGTATTGTCTACCGTTGGTGAGATTGGTAATGTTATACACAAAACCATAAAAGTCACCAATATCATCACTAGAAAAAGGTCTGTCATGATATATCCAGGGATTTTCATAATCGATATTCATCAATAACGTCTAGCACCATATTGAGATATTTATGTGCTAGTTCACGAGCTTCAGACCCGTACTTATGTTCCTCCCAGTAGAGTTCATTTTTAATTCTCTCTACTTTTGTTTTAATTTCTGCAGCAGTGATTTGATTGCGTGGCATATAGGGGGATGCTACTCCCCCTATGTATAGCAAATATCAGAGTTGGAAACCACTGAATGTGTCCTTTTTCACATCTTGCTTAATACCACCAACCACATAAGACTCTACTTCAGTCTCCTGAGGAGCAACCTGGAGACCCTTAGAAGAGATCCAGTGCTGTGTCCAAGGCAGTGGATTGTTCTTGGCAGCAATATCATACTGAGGGGTAAGTCCAATTGCTTTGAGACGACGATTAGCAATCCACTCAACATATTGCTGAAGCAGTTTGTCATTTAGACCGATCATTGATCCATCTCTGAACAGATAGTCTGCCCAACGTTTTTCTTCGTTGACAGCACGATCGAACATCTTATAAGTCCACTCTTCCTCTTCCTTCATAATTCTCTTCATTTCAGGATCATCACCCTGTGCCCACTTGTTCAGAATGTTCTGGGTAATTGCTAGATGTTGATTTTCGTCTCTTGCAATGAGTGAAATAATTTTTGCTGATCCTTCCATGAGCTTGAGTTCACCAAAGGCGAAACTACAAGCAAAACTAACGTAGAACCTAATACCCTCAAGAACGTTAACATTTGCAACTGCTCTGTAGAGTTTTCTTTTGAGTTCATATTTTCCTTCTAGTGCAGATGGGACTTCTTCTAATGCATGTTTCCAATCATTACTATTGTCATACTGATGGGCAGCACCAATAAAGTCATCATATGACTGCGTAACGCTGCTAGCACGTTCCAGAATACGATCATCAGTCACAATCTTATCAAAGACCTCAGAAGGGTCTGAATAGACATTCTTAATGATGTAAGTGTATGAACGACTGTGGATCATTTCCATAAATCCCCAGACTTCCATACATGCCTCTAGTTCAGGTAAGCTGCAGTAAGGAATAAAAGCCATCCCAGGACCACGCCCTTGAATGGAGTCAAGCATAATCTGGTACTTGAGGTTAGAGGTATAGATATGCTTTTGTTC